AGATCAGCACCGGCCACCATCAACCTCTTTCCTGGGGATGTAACAAAGTCAGGATGCCAACCAGAGTCCCCTGTAGGTTGGATGCCATGCACACAGCTAGTCGAGAACGCCCGTTCGCTTGGAAGCCGCATGGGGAAGTAGGCGTGACACCCCGGAGAGACGGGGGCTATCAGGGATGTGGGCTGAGCTTCAATGCAACGGCCTGGGAACGGTCGCACCGAACTCAACGGAGAAGCATGCAGCCAGTGGATCCATTCAGCCCGCATCCCTGATAGTGAATTTTTCCTGTGTGAGGCATCACGCAGGGGAGTAGGCCGCTGATCACGGCCTTGGGCGAAGTGATGGAATTGGCAGACATAGGCCCGTAGTGGGGCCGGGAGAGATAAACGCCTCCGTGCAGGTTCGAAGCCTGCCTTCAATGCCCAGAATGTTGGACCCAGCAGATCTTATGGTCTAGACTGACTGCCCCATTTGAAAGGAGCAGTTATGCAGACCAAGCTCACGAAAATCCAGAAGCAGATCGATGCACTCGAGAAGCAGAAGCAGGCCCTAACCAGCAAGGAAAAGGTCAGCATCATCAAGGACATGAACTTCAAGATCGGTCTGTACGGGATCACTCCCGCCGAGCTCGACTTCTCGATGAGCAGCCGTGCCCGCACAGCAACACCACGCTTGAAGGCCAACGGGACGGCAAGAAAGTCGCTGAAGGGAACCAAGATTCCGATCAAGTATAAGCAGGGTGAGAACACCTGGACTGGCCGCGGTCGTCAGCCGAAATGGGTAGCCGAGCACATCGCCAAGGGTGGCAAGCTCGAAGACCTGTCGGTGCAGTGAGGTAGCAATGCGAGCAGCAGTATTGGCATGTGCCCTGGTGATTTCAGGCTGTGCAGCGACTCAACCAACCGTGATGCCTGATGCGGATTATTTGGCCTATGCCAAGCACCGTACCGGCATCTGGAAGTGTGGTACTTCCGGACGGCTGGATCCTGAACTGGCTTCTCTCGGGATAGCTTATCTGGATCGGACCATCAGCAGCATGACCTACGACCCACAGCGATTCCAGCAAGCCCTGAACCAAGCACAACAATCGCAGTACAGCGATAGTTTCTGCAACGAAGGCGCGATGTGGGCGCACGACATTCGTCGCCAGATCAACATCAACAATCAGTCGGTAGACGCGCACCGGAAAGCAATCCAGGACGCGATAAGCAGTGGATCTAAACAGACCCACTGCAATCGCATCGGCACTCAGGTTCTCTGCAACACCTACTAACCTACTTGATGAGGGCCATCGGACCAGCAACGGTGGCCATCTCATCGAGCGATTCCACGAACTTCCAGGCTCCCGACTCGAGCGGGTTATTTCCAAACCGGGTCAGTGCAGAGCCCTCTAGAACGATGGGTCCGAGGTCCATAAAGTTCTGAAGACCCACCATCATCATCACTCGAAGGGGATTGTCACGGGCCAGCTTCAACAGGACTCGCTGAATTCTCAGGAAGTACTTGGTGAAGTAGATCAGGCCCATGTCGTCCATGTACTGGATACTCCGGTGCATCGGAATGTCGTAGTTGATGAACGAATCGCTCGCCTGCTGGATGGCTTCCTGTTTGCTCAGCGGGTTCTTCTTCCTCGTCGTCAAGTGCTGATAGAGCGTGTACCGGGCCACGAAGTCGGATAGCTGCGTCGTCCGGCTCAGGCCCTGGTACAGCTTGGTGTCGTGAGCCATGTACAACCCACGCACTGCCTTGACCACTCGCGGGTTCATGCGATCGGTGATCCGTTCCATCCGGCGAACGAGCTCGCTCTTGTAGGTGAACGGGTCATCGTCCATCGATACGTCTTCCACGATCGTCGGCATCAAGCCAGCGTCGATGAGCTCCTTGACCGGGTTGCGTGCCAGCGAGTCCTTCAGTCGCACGATCTCTCGACGGATCTCATCCTCGTTGCCCTGCGTGTACCCGGTGGCAAGCATCGTCTCGAGCCGGTCGAGCTCGGCTGCATCTTGCTGGTAGGACAGCGCACCGCGAAGAGCGACGTTGTGGTGATGGAGCATCTCCTTCAGCCCCACACCATTCGCAGCGAGCAACGAGAAGTTCGACCAGATGTTGCCCAGCAGGACCACGCCGGTCTTGATGACGATAATGTCCTTGGCTTCGTGTACGAACTCCTGCCAGACACGCTCGCCTCGGGTAACCATGGCTGCGGCTTGCTTGGCATAGTCTCGGGCTTCCTGGTCGCCCATACCTCGGGTACGGGCATAGATCGCAAGGTTGCTTTCAACGAAGCGAACGACGAACCGCTCGATGCGACCACGGGCTTCCGGATCTTTCTGAAACATCGTGGCCAGGCTGAGCTTGCGGTAGCCGAAGATGATATCCAGCGAGTCCGAACGGACCTGCATTCCATCGAATCCGAAGACACGACGAGCTTCGTCCTTCGTTTCCTGAGGTAGCAGATCCCAAATCTCCCGGAACTCTGGATCAGTGCTGTTGGCTCCAACGATGACGTAGGACTCGCTACGGGTTGTGTACTCGGCGTCGAACTGCTCCCGCAGGGCCTGGATGACGTTGGCATTCTGTTCGCTCGAGGCCACCTTGTCGTAGATCGAACCAGCGAAGGCACCGAGTACGTGCTCCATCCGGTTGTCTCGGCGCAGGAGGGTATCGCGCGTGCTGTTTGCCATCACGTAGCGATGGTTGACCATCTGCCCGCGGTCGTTGAATTCCGGGATCATGTGCGTCTCTCGGACCTTCGAAAGATCTCGCTTCGGTCCCGGCTGGAAGGTTGCCTGCGCTGCGTTGGCCTTGTCGTTGGACACCGCGGCTTGCAGCTGTGCGTTGTGCAGTCCCATTACCGTGTTGGGGTTCATGAAGCCAGAGTGCAGCATCGAGCCCTTGGCTTTCAGGGCCGTGAGCGAAATGGCTCCCGACAGGTACGGTTGCAGACCCACACCCTTGAGCACATACAGATACTTGGCTTCCGCATTGCGGTCAGCCGGATCCTTGGCGACTCGAGCTCCCTTCACGTAACCCTGATTGATGAGCTCCTGGCCCTCTTCTTCCGTTGCCGTCTTGACGGTGACGTGCGGATCGAGGATCTCGGGCACGTAGCCTTGCTGCATCAGCGTCGGGTTGCCGTCGAACAGGCGTTCCTTGGACTGCTTCTCGAGCTCGCGTTGCAGCTTCAGGACGAACTCCACCCCGTTGCCGTCCGTACGCAGGTTCTCGGTACGCAGTACTTGCTGAGCCCGCTCCAGGACCGTCGCATCGGTGTAGCCGATCGTGTACAGCGCCACCAGGGCTTCGATGGTCGGGATGGCTTCCTGTACCTGCTCCTCGGTGAGCTTGCCCTGTGCGAAGGTGCCGAAGCCGCGAGCGATGTTGTTCGCGTTGAGCATCAGCAGAGGACCACGAACCGAACCCGTGGCGTTGTAATAGCCCAGCACGTTCGCTTGCTCGATGAACTGGTACTGGAGCTTGCCGTGCTTCCTCAGCTTCGCCTCGAGCTCGATGATGGCCTGCTTGCGTGCCGACTCGTCGGAGATGAGCGTATCGAGCTCGGTCATGCCACGGTCCAGCAGCACATGGGCACCGGAGCGCAGGAAGACTGCCGTGATGGCTTCCTTGCTCTTGGTCGACAGATCCGTGCCGCCGTTGGCGAAGGCTTGCAGGACTTGCTTGGCTCGGTTGCTGATGAAGCCCTTGCGCTCTTTCTCCTGTCGCTTGCGCTCCCGCAGCAGACGCTCGAAGCCCTGCACCGGACCCCGCACATCGTTGATCAGACCGGCGACCACACCCTGCCGACCCTTGAACTGGCGGTCACGCAGTCTGGCCGCGATATCGAGCATTTGCTCGACCCGTTGATCGGCCACCGTGCGAACGATCGCTCCTGCTCCTTTCACCACTGCGATGCGGCTGTTGCGAATCATCCGGGAACCAGCAAGATCAACCACCTTCTCGCGTACCGTGTCCGATACATCCTTCGCCTTGTCCTCGAGCTTGCCCATCAGGCTGTCTCGGGATTGCAGGGCCGAGAGTGTGGATCGATGCTTGGCTTCGATATCCACAAGTTGTCCGACCAGTGTGGACAACTTCGAATCAGCCGGTTGGCCTGCGTAGGTCTTGGTGATCTTCGAACCAAAGAACTCGAGGATCTTGGCCAGGATGATCTGGAGCCGATCGCCGAACGATTCCCCATCACGGATCCGCTTGTGATCGCGGTCGGTTGCGATTTTCAGCAGCGAGTTGACGCGCTCATTGGCCAGACCCAGTGCAGCAAAGCGAGCCAGGTAATTCGAACGATCCGTCTTGCCCGCTTCGAGCTTGAAGAGGAAATCGTACTGCGCCTTGGCGTGTGCTTTCTCTGCTTGGCTTGCGCTGTTCCAGTCGCCTTCGTAGAAGTCTTTCGGCGAGAGCTTCTTCTGTACTTCGCTGTACAGGTTATAGAGCTCCTTGAACGCGCTACGGGTCTGCGTCTCGTTCGTCTCCAGTGCAGCACGAACGGTAGCTTCGACCTGTTCGATAACAAAGTCTTCCTGAGCGGAGGAACGAAGTGGCGAAGCCACGACTTCCGACGCGAAGGGAGCGGAACCAGTCTCCAAAGCCTTGAGCCAGACAGCAAGAGGATGCTTGGCTTCGGTCTTACGCATCTTGGCTGCGAAGGCTCCGAACGGACCATGCAACTTCTGGACAATCCCATCCAGAACATCGCTAAGGTGCTCACTGAACTCGGCACTAACCTGTCCGTTCGATAGTGCTTCGTGGATCTCTGCCGTGGTGTAGTGCTCGGCAGGCAGAACGCTGGCTTGACTCAGGTTCAGATCTGCACTCTGCGTACCCTCAGCAGCTTGTTCGAACAGACCAGCTACGTTGGTCACCAGTACCGTCATCCCGTTGGCCTGGATCTCCTGTGCCGTCTTGCTCGAGCCAGAGAACAGAATCCCGGTGATCGCTTCCACGAACTTCCGCAGGCCCGTCACCAGACGGTTGCGCTGGTTCTTGGACTCCATCCGGACTTCATTGAGCACCTGACGCTGGAACTTCGCGTTGGTCATGCCCCATGCGATGAACTCATGCACATCTTTCAGGGCAGGCTGGAAGGCTTGTTGGGCTTCCTCGTCCAGTGATGCGACTTGCTCTGCGGCCCGCTGACGCAGGGCCTCGAGCTCGTCAATCAGGTCCATCGCGTTGCTGCGGTACTCGGGATCTGCCCTTCGCTCTTCGAGCTCGTTCTCGACGATGTTCGCCACCGTTGCGTGGACGAGCTCGTGGAGCACCGTTTCAGCCGTCAGACCCGAATGCACGAAGTCCGGGCTGAGCAGGTAGACCTCGGCGGCATCCCCTTTCGATACGAACCACCCATGAGCCGGTCCCGTGGGCTTTTCCAGTACCTCGGACTCGGGAGTGCTAGGCGTCACGTAGCGGAACGTGGTCGGCGCGTAGCCCGTGTTGTAGATCTTCTTGAGCAGCGCCAGGTTGAAGTCCCGACGCTTCGATTGCGGCTGGGCCTGGAGGATCCGGTTGAGCTCCCGAATGACTTGAGTAGCGTTGGGATTCTGGTTCTGTTCGAAGAACCCCACCAGCTGGGGATCGGACAGTGCAGCCGGTTGACCCAGATCGCCCCAGACGCTGTAGTTGGGACGGGCTTGGTTCTGCGCTTCGGCCTTGGCCGTGCTCTCGACTTCCTTGGCTTGCTCAAGGGATACAGGCCCCTGATCCCGATCATCCGGATTCGATTCCGTCTCGGCTTCGGTTTCCTCTGCCTTCGGAGCGTTGCGGTTGACGACGGCATTCACGATCTTGTCGACCGCGGAGAGCACCGAGTTGTCCGCTTCCCCGACCTTGGCCAGCATCTCTGCCGCCTTCTGGCGATCGGCGTCGGTGACCTCGTAGTTGCCGCCTTCCAGTGCGTACTGGTCGACGGAAACCATCTGCGACATGGCTTCCAGCTTCGTCCTGTCGGCGTGATTCGCCATCGCACGGGTGTTGTTCACCACCGAACGCAGAACGTCTCGGGGCTTCATGTCTTCCTGTTTGCTGGCGAACTTCACCAGCCCCTGAGCCAGGTTCCTCAGCACCGCAGGCGGGAGCTTGCCTTCTGCCAGCAGGGCTTCCATGCCCTTGATCGTGCGCTCCAGTGTCTCGACCATCTCCCGTCCCGGCGAGTACTCGAGCATGACCTCCCACGTAGCCTTGTTCAGGTTGCGTGCGGTTTGTTCGAACATCCCTATTCCGGCACCGTGAGCATCATGGACGTTCAGGACCGGGTTGCCTTGTGCCGCGGTATGCGAGATGGCGCTGTCTGCCGAGTGAGCCGACAGGACCAGCATCGCCACACCAGGATTCGATTCCACGACCTCATAGGCGGCGTATTTCATACTGATGGTTCCATCCGGAAACTTGGAACCAAAGAACGTCTGACTCCGATACATATCTCGCGTGCTGATCTTCTTGCCCGATTTCGAAATGTACAACCCCGAACCAGGAGAGTTGCTCATCTTCGACAGGGGCGTATGCAGCAGCGGCGTGAGTGCCTTCAGGCGCTTGCGGATCTCCGTTTCCTGTGCAGCCGTCAGGTCGTGGATCGGGACTTCCTTGCCCTTCTCGATCCGGAAGGCGATACCCGAACCAGGCTGCTTCTTCTCGAGCTCGATCTGCTCGGCGATGAACTCATCACGGATGCCTTCGTAGGCCGAGTTGTAGATCAGGAAGGTGATCTCTGCGGCTTCGTTGAACGCCTTGCGCTGATCGATGAACGTGGAGAAGTGCGACTTCATCGTGTCCACCACGGCATTGCCGATCGTGGACATGAATGTCTTCTTGATTCGTGTGATCTCGGATGCGCTGAGCTCGTTATCCATCAGATCCTTGATCGTCGTGCCCGCTTCCAGCGGCACTCCGATCTGCGCCAGATCCTCGACCAGCTGCTCGAAGGTGTCGCCATGCTTGGGCTTTCCGTTGGCGATACTCTCGATCCGCTCATAGATCTTCTCGATGAAGTCATTGGCCATGCTGTCCACGGCCTTCTTCAACGAGGAACCGAACACCATCGCCGTCAACGGCGTCTTGATGATGTTCCGTCCTGCCTTATCGATGTTGCCGTCTTTCTCCAGCGGGCCGGTGAAGCGGTAGACGGCATCGAGGGTCAGCCCGTTGATGCTGTCCTTACCCTTCTTGTCGGTACGTCCACGGATCGTATCGAGCACCTTGGAGATCGTGTCTTCGTACAGATCTCGCTTACCACCCGAACCACGCCAGACGTTGTAGTTCGTGTGCTCGCTTCCCTGCTGGAAGAAGCCACCACGATTCAGACGATCGAAGAGATCCTTTACCGTCGCTGCTGCACCCAACAGAAGGTGGCTGAGCATCGGGCCGTTGGTGACGCCATCGACCTCACCCATCAGCGTGACAGTGAAAGGCTTCCCGTTGGCGATCCGCTCTTGAGCCAGTGCCATGAGAGCGTCCAGCGAGTGCATGTTCTCGCCGCCCTCTTTCACACCCGCGATCAGCGTGGCTTGGTCTGCATCGCTGAGCTTGCCGTCTTGGGTACCCGTGTTGTCGTTGATCGCCTTGACCAGCACATCCACCGCAGCCTGGATCTTGGCGTTGTCCTTGACCTTCGGACCCCACTCCTCCAACGACTTCACGTTGGCCTGCTTGTCGGTCTTGACGCCGAAGCCCTCCAACACTCGCAGCTGGAAGTTTTCCATCTGCTCGGTGTTGCTCGGATCGACCTTCGTTTCCCACGCCTTCTTGTAAATCAGGTGACGGTGGACCTTGCTCGACTGCGGGTTCACCACGTTCGTGGCGATACCGACCCGCTGCTGTTTCCACACCGAGTGCTCGAAGAAGATCGGAACTTGTGTGTCCGTCATCGAACCAACGAAGTCCATGAAGCGATCGTACTCACGAATGAGTCCATCGTTCTTGGCTTCGATGCTGTCGCGTTTGGCTTTGTGGGTCGTCGCCTCGTTGACCTCGACCACACCGCTCATGGCGAATACAGTCGTGTCCTTGAGCTTACCCAGCAGGTTCCACATGTCCTGTCGAACGAAGTTCTCCTCGGCGTTCTTCTCGGAGAGGATCTTCTTCAGCAGTGCCGGTACACCCTGGCGCGTGTTCTTCGTCGTCTTCTGATCGAACGGAACCGGCTTCAGACTCGGTTCCCTCAGTCCCGGCTCTACGCCGAAGAGCTTGTCCAGCACCATCGCCGTACCACGGCTGGCCTGGTAGATCTTCTCGACCTTCGGGTTGCCGACTTCCTTTTTCGTCTTGCGATCGATTCGCGGCTTGTTTAGCTTGAGGAACTGGAACTGAGCCGTCTTCGACGTTTTGGCATTGCCGGTGAGCTCGGCCATCCGTTCGCCAGTGATCGTGTCACGAACGAGGATGCCCTCGTCGATCAGCAGCTTCATGGCGAAGGAACCGAAGGCACTCTCGAGCTTCGGAGCCAGATCCCGCTTGGCGTCCTGGTTCGCTTTCAGACCAAGCGCCTGCATGACCTTCTGACCCAGCGAATTGATGACGACGTTTTGCCGAGTACCGATGTATTTCAGCGCCCGTCGCTCTTCCTCGTTCACCAGACCATGCTCATCCCGATTCAGGATCTGATTGATCTCTGCATCGTCGTTCACCATCGGGTCCGTAGCTTTCTCAGCGACATACGAGAACGCTGCGTGGAAGATCGCAGTCTTCACATTCTCTTCAAGATCAGGCGTCCCGCCTGTCTCTTGAAGGAAGAATTGCATCAGGTCGCTAAACCAGAACTCTCGAGGATCAGTCTTAGCGTTCTTCGACTTCTCGTTACGCTTGATGTTCTTCTGAAGAACCTTGTCCCACTGTTGAGCAGTGTCCTTGAAGAACGTAATCAGGTCAGCTTGTTTGCTGTCCAGTTCCAGACTCAGGAACTTCTGAGCCAGAGCAGGAGTCAGCTTGCTGAGGAAGTCCTTCTCGACTACGAGAGGACGCTCAGTTACGTCTCCATCCTTCTTCGAGCTTTGGCTGAAGAAATCTGCAATCAGGTTGCGGAGCTTGTAGAGTGTTCCTTCCGGAGATTTCTGAGCCAGAACACTGAGCTTGCCTGATTCGGATTGAACTTCCCCGGTGGACTCCTCGACCTGATCAACGGTCGATCCATCCACATCGGCGGTCGATTCCGAAGTACCAACGGTCGTTCCCTCAGTGGCACTCGAGGATTGGTCAAGCGTAGTCTCAGTAGACTGGTTTTCTCCTGTGGTCTGCTGTGCCCCACTACCCTCAGACGAAGCGGCAGTAGCCGCCTGAGTGGATCCAGTGGACTGAGTAGACTCAGTTACACCCTCCACACTCCCACGGGCCGCGGAACCAGCGCGATCTGCGTCACCGGCCTGTCCACCAGGAACAGGTCCGACAGCATTGACCGAATCCTTTCCTGCCTGAGCCGGTGCCGATACAGGACCAGGCTTGCCGACCGGCTTCGTGCCCTGTGCAGCTTGCGACCGTGATACGTCCGAGACATTGGTTGCTCCCTTGGTTGCTGGTTTGTTGAAGCGAACGGCGTAGGCGGCTTTCAACGAAGCCGCGGCCTTGTTCAGTGCGTCCGCTTCGGTACGGATTTCGGAGACGAGCTCCGGCGTGTTCATGTCGAGCCCGCCGTTGCGCTTGAGGGCCTTGCCCTTCAGGCGCTGCGATGCATCGGCGATGGCCCATTCACCGCTCTTGGTTCGCTGGATCTGCGTGCCTTGGCCCTGCTTCCAGGCTTCGGCAGCGACTTCTGCCTTGGCCGCGTGGTCTTGGGCGAAGGCTTCGATACCGCGAAGGTGACGCTGGGCTGCTGCCTCGTTCCCGGCCCGGATGGCTGCGGCCATCCGTGCCTCGTACTGGCTGATGCCGACGTTCTCATCCGACCCGGTGTAGATCTCCTGCGACACCCGGCCCATGGTCCGGAGCTCGTTCGCAGCGATCCGGGAATCGGAGAACGCACGCAGGTAGTTGCGCTGTACGTCCGTGAGGTCTGCGACTTCACTGGCGAGCCGTGCAGCGACTTCGGGAGCCAGACGCTCCGGTGCTGCCATCGCCAGGTTGATGACTCGATCAGCTGCCGCACGACGAGCTTCCGGAGCCGCATCGACCTTCTGGACCGTGGCGACTTCCTCATCGAGATTCACTTCACGCAGGAACTCGCGGTTGAACGTCTCGAGATTCGAACGTGCGTCCTTCAGGTGCCGATCCAGGCGATCCCGCTCGGTACGCAGCTTCGTGAGCACCTTGGGATCGGTCTTCGGCGTCGAAGCAATCGCCTGCTCGGTGAGCTCGATTTCCTCTTCGAGGGCTGCTCGAGCTTCGGTATTCGCCGGATCCAGCTTGGCCAACCGTGCTTTCGCATCAGCCAGTGCCGCTTGGTTCGACTCCGGGGAGTAGGCGTCGTAGGCGGCTTGTGCCTTTTCGGCCTGCTCTTCCAGATCGGTGACGATCTTCTGCGCCCGGTCGAAGTCCTGTTGCCGGGATTCCGGCGTAGCGTCTTTGCTCTTGCTGTGGCCTTGCAGCGCCGCTACGGCGTTGGCAGGCGAGTAGGTGGGGCTCTTCGGATCGACTAGTGCCGACACATCACCGGACTGGATCGCCGTGGTTTGGGCTTCCCGTTTGGTAGCGGTGTCTTCGCGCTCTTTCTCTTTCGAACCACCCGCCCCAGCCAGTTCCGTTACACCCGAGATCCCACCGGCCATGCCACCACCGGAGATCGCCCCGATTGCACCACCGACGTAGGCATCCTCGAGCGTCGTGTCCTTGCCCTGAATCTCGTTCTCGGCGTAGGTCTGGTACGCCTCGGTACCGAACTCGCCTGTACCACCGGCTGCGGTACGTCCTGCAATACGGGTAGCAGCGTTGTTACTGGCTCCCTTCAGCGCACTCTTCAGACTCTTGCGAGCCGCCTCAGTGGTGCCCTCCGTGGCTTCCTTGGCAGCTTTGCCGGTCAGACCACGAAGACCCTTGCCGACGATGGCAACGTCACCCGCGTACTCGGCCAGAACCAGGGTTCCTGCCATAAGCGCCATTTCCCGCAGCTTCTCGTCGGGCGGCAGCGAACCGCCGTTGGCTTTGCGGTACTCCTCGATCCCCTTGCCGAATTCCTCCACGGCGTACGGGATGTTCGTGAGCGCCATCCCAGTACCACCACCACCTACTGCGGCCAGGATCTGGGGAATGTTCGAAGCAATGTGCTCGGCGGCAGCTTGCGGGTTCGATACCGCAGCCGAACCAAGGTTCATCAGGAGTCCTGCGACTCCCGACACCACATCCGCGGTACCGCCCAGACCACCTTTCTCCCAGCCTTCGGAGATCTGCTTGGCGTTCTCCTGGTACCCCTCGCGGAGATCGGCGTCGAGCTCGCGTTGTGCCCCACGATGAACGATCCCGGAGATATCCGTGGCTTCCCGAACCGTATCGGCTGCGCCAAGGGACGCTTCCATCCGCTCGAGACGCTGCCACGGAGTCGTGCGATACAGGCTTCCTTCTTCCGGGGTATTGAGCAGCTGTAGATCAGCTTCAGTGGCTTCACCGTTCTTGACCCGGTTCCACGCATACTTGTGCTCGTCGGTCAGCTGACTGTCTTGGGCTGCACCGAATACAGTCAACGGGGCATTGACGAGGTTGGTACCGACGCGGGCAGTGCCCTCGATACCGGCTGCTTGGAAATTCAGGTATTTGGCTGTGATCGAGTCTGGATCTACCAGACCCCATTCGGCGAGCTTACCAACCCAGGATGCAGAATCGGCTTGTCTATTCTTTTCTTCGAATTGTTGTTGCTGGGCTGCAATTTTTCGAAGTTCTGCTGCCTTTTCCCGACTGGCTCTCTGTAGTTCTTCGAATTTATTTCGAGTCGCGGTATTCCGATCGATTTCTTGAGTGATTCGGGAAGTGAAGTAATCACGTGGATCAGCCATGGCGGAAGGAATGAACCTTAAAAGAAGGCGGGATATGATCCCGCCGTTCCGCCGATTATCTCTTATTTTTGAAGAAGATTCTCCTTCAATTTCTTCCTAACATCACGATTTCGCTTGGCGTGTTTACTTTCTTCCATTTGTGCCATCATTTCCTTGGTGTTGGCGGCCTGCATACGCAGCGTCAAGTTTTTCAGGAAGTTCTTTGCACGGGCATCGTCGTTCAGGATGCCGCCCTTCGCAGCACGAATCTCGGCTTCAATCCAAGCTGCCGGGGGAACGATTTTCACGGTCTTACTGTCTACGTTGACCGGGATACCGTTCTGAGCAACATCCGTAACGGCTGTCACCATAGCCCCGATATCTTCTTCGGGGTCATTTCCGCTGTGCTTGTCGATCATTCCCCCGATATTCGGAACGATTTTCTCGAGCAGCGCCTGCGATTGACCAGTGCCCGGAAGCATCCAGTTATTCGCATCGAGCTCTTCCTGTAGGGTGTCTTGTCGCGCACGTTCCAGGGTTGCAAGGTAGGCATCGTTGCCCATCGAAGCCGTAGTTCCTGTGGTATCGAAACCAGCAAACACCTTCTGTTGATTCCGTGCCAGAACTTCCGCAGGAACCTTACCGAACAGAGATTGGTAGAACGACTGGGCTTGACGAGTATCCCCACCGAATACTTCGCTGGTCTTGGGCAGGCCATTGGCGACGGCCAAGGCATCCAGTTGACCAATCTGATCCGTAGTGAGGTTGTCGTAGTCCGGAGCCCCGGTGGAGTCCAGAGGCATTCCGTGAGCCTTGGCCAACTGTCCCAGCCCTTGGCGAGCCTGGAACTGTCGTTGCCGATACTCTGCCTGCGCGGTAGCCGCCAACTTCTGCACGTTGCGATCCGCAGCCCGGTCTTCCGCGGTCTGCTTACGCTCAGTCAATTCCAGCTGAGCGTTTTGGCCTTGAATACCGATCAACCCACGACGAGCCGCGTTCGTAGCGATCGAGTCGGCATGAGATTCAGCCGCCCGACCCCATCCCGTCACCTCCTCACCGAAGCGCAGATTGCCCCGTGCTCGCTGGATCTCATCTTGTTCGGCTTTGTTGAGCGCCTCGTACAGTGGTGCCTCGTTTCGGTACTGGTTTGCTTCCAAATTTGCCTTGGCACCGGCAGCGTCTCCAGCAGCAAGGAGGCGTTGGAACTCGAGGACGCCGGGCTCGTCTCGGGCGTCCTGCTCCTCCTTGGCGAAGGCCCGGTTCTTGGTGAAGAGATCCTGAACCGTCGAGAGGCGCTGTTCCCTAGCATCGCGCACCTGAGCCTGCATCGCAGGGGGTAGTGCCTGGAACGCCTGATCCAGAGCACCGGACTGCTGAAGCTGGGCCAGTGCCGCAGGATCCTTGGCGCTTGAGAGCAGGTTCAGATACGCATTCTTCTGGTTCTCCTGCTGCGTCACGACGTTCGAAGCATCGGTCGCTTCCCGCTGCTGGATCAGCTTGTTGAGGATGCCGAAGGAATCGTTGAACGAGTCCTGCGCCTGAGCCAGAGGACGAGAGGCCAAAGCCGGGTCGAACCCGGTGACGTTGCGCCAAGTGATCGGGCCTGCCATTACTTGATCCCGTACTGGTTCATGTAGGTACCGACCGACTGGTAGGCACCAGGATTCGAAGCCAGACGAGCTCGCTGTCGATCCTCGAGTTGGGCGTTGGTCGTGCTGCGCTGGGCGTCATAGTTCAGGTTGAACTGTCGCTTACCTTCCGACAGTTGCTGCTTGGCCAGGCCGTACTGCTTCATACCCATGAAGGCACCGCCCAGAGCTTGCAGACCACCAAGCGCCATGCCGCCCCAGCCATCGGTCTTGATTCCGGTTTTCATGTCCGTCTTGCCGAGGAAACCGTCGCGCCAGCTACCACCCGCAGGCGCTGCCGGGTTCGGATTCACATAAGACGGCAAGGAGGACTCGATCGGAGCAGCCACCGGGCTTTGCATGATGTTTTGCAGCGAACCAGTCAGGTAAGGCGACTGGGCTACTGCCGGTGCAGCCGTCATCGGGAAATACCGCGAAAGCGCAGTCATATAATCATTCTCAAACATAGAAGTTTTCGCCTACCGTATCGTCCAATTTAGGAAGAGTGAGCGCAACGTCCACAAAGGACGAAACCGCATTAATTCCGACTACCCCAATATTACCGGAATGTACAGTCCGATTAAAGTAATCAGCAGGGGATTCGCCGAATATAACGAAAGGGCTAAGCAGATTATTACCATCCAGCAACTCTTGGGCTGTTTCGAGGGTTTTGGTCTGCTCCTCCATGAATTTCGTGAAGTTACTGGCTTCCTTGGCCAGGTCGCCCATCAGGTCGCCGACGTTCGCACTCACCGCTTTCATGAGCCCGGTAGCCAGTTGCATGAGCTCCTGTGCCCACGGAGCCCCGGCAACCGAACCGGCATCCATTGACATGTAGCCACCGACTGCCATCGCAGCGAGGGCAATGATGAAGGCTGCTTCGAAGCCTACCGCCTTGACGAATACCTTCAGGGCCGCGGAGATCGCTAGGCCGATGACGATCTTGGTCAGCAGCGTCCACATGGCAGCGGTAGCCGCCGCACCCCCAGCAGCGATTGCAGAGGCCAGCGCCTGAATCCCGGCAGCACCCCCGGTGTAGATGGTGATGGCCACCGCTACGACGATCATGATGAACCGGAAGAACATCGTCTGATACCACTTGATCTTGATGACCTGACGACTGTTGAAGACGTAGTGCATCGACCGGGAATACAGCGTCTCCCGATCCGGAATCGAGTAATACCGGGTGATCGAACGATCGATCGGAACCAGGAGAATGTCGTCCGTCTCGTCGCCGACCGTGTGGTACTTGCCCCAGATGTGGTACTTCATCTGAAGCCCGACCACGCTGATCTCGTCGTACTGGGCGTTATTGGTCTGCTTACGGTAGTGGTGCGTTGTCACCTTCACCGCGAAGGAGTGGGAGCCGAACTCATCCACGTACGGCTGATTAACCCACTTCTCGGTCGTGCTGCTGTTGCAGGAGCCCACTGCCCCGATACTGCCTGCCACCCGTCTCTTGAAGATTCCGTCGTGGCTCAGGGCCATCTTGAAGCGTGCATCTTGAATAACGATCGTCGCCCGGTTCAGGTCGCTGTTGTCGATCTGTGTTGCGGCGATCTTCGCAGCTGTCTCGGTGCGGAACTGCGAACCAGAGGCATGAAACCAGTTGCTGAAGAATTCGAAGAGGTACCGCTGCTCCAGAGGATCCTGTGAATTCGCAGGCACCGCCATGACGAGCATGGCCTGCTCTACGTCATCGATATCCGGGTTGTCGTGGATCGCCTCGGTTACCGTGTCGTAGTCCATGCCGAGGTACTTCACCAGCTTCTTGCTGGTCTTGTAGGCATCGGTGGACTTGTCTTCGAGCTCGGAGGTCTTGTTGTAGCGAAAGTAGGCGAACGGGAAGAACGTGCCCTGCTCGGTCGGCCCTTTGAACACGGCATCGAGCGTCGGGTGGACACCGGAGTCGTCTTCGTAAAGCCAGTACTTGGTGATGCCGTTCACCCGATACTTCACATGGAAGTAGTCGGCTTCCTCTATGTAACCACCGAGGACGAGCTCGAACGAGGCTTCGTGGTTCTCCGGGATCGCACCGTCGATTCCCCACGTTGTGGTCTGCCAGGTATAGAGGACCAGCAGCTGCGGGCTCGTTGCGACGGGACTGACCTGAATCGGGGAGTGGTCGACCAGCATCGAAGGCTTAGCGGAACGCTCAGGCGTGAAGCCCGCCTTTGGGGAGATACCCCACTGCTCCAGCGCCCCATCCTCGAGGTCGTTCACCAGGCTGTCGGGGATGATGACGACGAGATCCTTGAGGTAGACCGGCGTGTTGTACTGAGCACGCAGGCCTGTGATCTCGTTGGTTTGCGGGTTGTAGCCTCGCTCGGCGATGAGCTTCATCCAACCCAGGTGCAGGAAGTTGGGTGAGCCGATTCTCGAGTATTCGAGCTCGACCGGCACACCTTCGATCCTGGCGAGCACCGCTTCGACTTCCGCAGCACCCTGCATCGCGGAGTGAAAGCGACCCGAGGGCAAGCCATGCACGTAGTGCTTGGATGCGTATTCGTACATGCGCTCGGCCTTCAAGCCGACGCTGCCGACGATCTCTTCGATGACGTAGCCGGGAATGTCCGGCTGCTGCTCTTCGGCGAAGAGTGCCTTGATGAAGCCAGACTGGATGGAATCCGGAAGCGACTTGTCTTCGATGACTCTCGATACCGTGGTCCCTACGATCGTCTTCTTGCCGCCACCGAACAGTCCCACCTCTACTCCTCAGAAAAAAGGGGAGCTCGAGGCTCCCCAAAGGTCGCTAAGGTTGTCTGGTTACGCCCCGACACCTTCCAGCAGCTTGGTCACCGTGCGACCAATCGTGGCGTCATCGAGCTTGTTGGTTACGTCGGCCACGGTGCCCTCGTCCGTGGTCCGTCGCGTCATCCAGGACTTGATCAGCAGGTCCGCGGCTTTCTGCTCGGCATCCCGTTTGAAGCCATCGGTCTGGGCTCCGTACAGGGCCTTCTGCTTGCCGATCACGCTGTCTGCATCCACACCGATCGATTGGGTCTGGGCACGCTCGGTAGCCACCTTCTGCGTGAGCAGGGCGAGCTCCTGAGCGGTCTTGGTCTTCTGCTCCATGATCAGATCGAACTCGGCTTGCAGCTTGCAGATCTGCGCCTCGAGAACCCGGTTCTCGACTTCGGCATTCAGTACCTGCTGAGCCGTGAGCTCGATCTGCTTCTGAAGGAGCTCGGCCTCGAGCGAGCTCTTGTCCTTGGCCAGAAGGAAAGCCAGTGCGGTCTGCATGACCGCTTGAAGGGAACCCAGATAAACCGTCGAGTACTCCGGACCCTTGATCCGACCAGCCCTGAACTCCTGTTCCAGATGCGCCTTGTTGGCTCGCATCAGAACATCGAACACACCGTTGCCACCTGTGGTGGCGTCGGTCAGCTGGTCAACGGTGAGGGGCTCGGGAATCAATGCCATGGTCTATCTGGGTGTTGTTGCTTCAGTCGATCGAATGAGCCATGGCCTGGCGGCGAGCCAGTTCCTCGAGCTCTTCTTTGGTCAGCTGCGGCAGGACTTCGATGGCGAATTCCTTGATCAGCTTGCCCTTTCGCGTCTTGTTGCCGCGGCTGTCGGTTACCGTATGGAAGATCTGGCAACGACGATCTTCCAACTGGTTCAGGATGATTCGGGGAACGTGCCAGCCTTCATCGACGTTGAAGGGCACATACTTCGAAAAAGAACCAACTACAGAGTTGCCAGCGGTGAAGATCTCGCCGTCCCACTCTTTCTTGATCGGGTTCATGCAGGTAACACGGACGCGGACCAGTTCCGCCGCTTCCCGGCGCTTGCGGATACGCAGCGCGTTTTCGGACTCCACCTCTTTCGTAGGAGCTTTCTCAGGCTCCACTACTTCGGGTTCTCGATCTGCCAGAGCAGCAGCGATTTTTTCACGCAGCTTATCGGCACTGATGGAGGGGTGGTATTTGACCCCCATCAGATCGGCTCGAGCCTTCAGCGTGACCAGTTCGTCTTGAACAAGGGTTTCGTTATCGGTAGACATTGCGTTCCTTGGATTGAGATAAAGCGGGGAAGGGCTGAAGCCCCTCCCCTAGCCCTGCTTACAGCTTGGCGGTCGTCTTGATCAGACCGATGCGCTCCGAACGGAGCACCATGAAGCCGTAGTACCACTTGATCGACATGAAGCCCATCTCGCCGTACGGATCGTTGCGATCCGCAGTGGCTTCGCCAGGCTTCTTGTGCGTGATCTTGAACTTCACGCTCTTGCCGTCGGTCTGGAAGCCGATCGTGGTAAACGACTCGCTACCGACCACGAGGATCGGGAACACATCGTAGCGGCCACCCGTTTCGTAGTGAGTCGCCGTACCCGTCGCGTCTGCACCCGCACCCGCCCACTTCATCATTTCGGGAACGATGACGATACGGAACGAGTCGACAGCACCCGCCTCACCCGTGACGGTCGTACCACCCGCCGCGTATTTCTCGATCGGGATGAACGCCGGCTCGTTGTGCAGATCCTTCATCGCCTTGAAGGTCGGCAGGAGCTCCGAACCGCAGTACGCAACACGCGCAGCCGGGAGAACACGGGTATCGACCATACGGGTGCCCGTGATGATCTTCGTGTGCTTCGGCGTACGGTTGTTGTCCAGATCGATCGACAGACGCATCAGATCGCCGTACGAAACCACATCGGAAGCATCCAGTTCCGAGTTTTTGGTCGCATCACCCGCGTACTTCACGACGCCCGCAGCGTTCAGGAGGTCGATCTGAAGAGCGTCTTCAGTGATCTCGTTCGCGCCGTTGACCATCTCGCGGTTAACGTGCTGCTCCAGCTGATCGTCCGAGTCGAAATCCAGCGATTCCTGCGTGTACTCCTCGAAGAAACCGAACTTCTCGAGCGAGCCTTCGATCTCTTTGCGCTTGAAGCCGACACGGTTCACACGGCCACCCGTCTCCGACAGCGCCGGGAGTTTGCCGCTGATCGTGCCGATATCCTTGCTCGAACCGTACAGGTTGCCCGAACCCTGTGCCGAGAACGAACCCGGAGCGACAGCTACCGCAGCCGCAGCTTTGGTCGTGGTTGCGTACTTCACGACTTGCTGGCTGATCGTGATCGTGGCGTAACCCGTGCCACCCGAATCATCAGCACCAGCGACCGCCACCGTACGCGCCGAACCGCCGTCGTCGATGTTGTCGTTGATCGCCGCAGCCGCAGCCACTTTGCCCGCGTTCGCGGCAAGAACTTCGAGCGTCGGGAACGTGACGTAGTACTGCGTACCCGTGATCGCCACACCCGCTGCGTCGATACCCTGGTCGTTCAGGTTGGCATCGTCCAGCATCGGCAGGTAATGGAAACGCTTGATCTTCTTGCCCATGTTTTTCGGCATCGAAGTCACGTCAGCCAGCTGGCTGAAGTACTGCGACTTGCGTGCTTCGATCAGGGCCTGCTTCTGGAAATAATCGGTACGGGTTTGAGGACCGATGCCCGAGGGGTTACCGCCAGCCGGGTCTTTGTATTGACGAGTCATATTGTGCCTTTAGAGATTACAGGTAGTTGGGATCAATCTTGGCGAACTCTTCATCCGACATGGACAGGGGGTTAAAGTCCGTAGTCGTCTTCGGAGCAGCCGGTTTCGTGGAGCTTGCAGCCCGCCGTCGTTCCTTCAATTTGTCGTCCTCAGCCTTCTTCGGTTTCGGTTGAACGACCGTTCCTGCCGCTGCCGATTTCCCCTGGGTCTGGGAGCTACCCTGAACCAGGTGGTTGAATTGGCCGCGTTCATTCATGGCGTCACCGACTTGCCGGTATGCATCGAGGTCCGACAAACCATTCAAGCGTCCAAAAAGGCGCTCGCGTTCGACTTCCGCCGCGATCAGGTCGTAAATACCACTTTCCATGTGGTCGTTAATAACCTTGATCAGATCCGGAATCTGCGCGACTACCTTCTTGCTTGCCGCGTCCCACTTATTGCCAACTACATCGAGAGTCCGTTTATACGTCTCGGAGCCTTCGAGCTCGTCAAGAACCGTATCCAGAGCAATCTCACGATCGTCAACAGTGTAAGAGGTCTGCTGATATCCGCTTGCTTTATCAGCGTCCAGATCCATCGGATCCAGTCCGCTGTCCTTCACCAGCTTATTGATCGCTGCCGGATTTTTCTTTTCCAGGTCGATCAAGAAGCTAAGTTTCTGCTCATCAAGAAGCTGATGATTCTCGAGCATCTTGAGAATCTTCAGATTCGGCTTCAACGCCGCCATCTTCTTGTTGTAGTTGGCTCCCATCTGCATAAGCGAGATCGCATCGTCCACGCTGCGGACTTGGATCTCTCGCCCATTGGCTTTGAAAGGAGCCATCAGACGTTCGTATTCGGCCTTGTAGTCGACTACGCCGTCTTGCTTCGCTTCGTCCTTCTCTCCCTTGGCCTCGGCCTTGGGATCTTTCTCTTCCTTCCCTTCCTTGGCTTCGGGTTCGCCTTCGTCAGCCGATTTCTCCTCGGCTGGGCTGTCGCCCGCCTCGTCGTCATCGCCTTCCTCGGCGGAACCAGAGTCTTCTTCCTCTTGTTCCTCCTGCTCACCTTTGTCGTCTTCCTGCCCCTGTTCCCCTTCCTTGGGTTCCGGGAGGTTGTCCTGCTCGTCGGTTTCTTCCGTGCCTTCTTCCTGCTGCTCATCGGCAGCATCTTCGAAGTTCGGCATCGGAGCGTTCAGGAGCTCCTCGTCCGACATGTCCAGGTAGTTCTTTCCGCTCATTCCTCATCCCCTTCGGCCAGGATCTCTTCCCGTGCTTCCTCTCCCGCATCCACCGCTTTCTTTGCGAGCTCCGCGGTGTGGATCAGGGTGCGGAAATACTGGTCCAGGGAACCAATTGCATCGATTTGAAGAAGGATCGACTGTTGCCGCTCAGGAGTCTGGAAGTTCGGATCGGATTTCAGGTGAACCAGGCGAACCGCCTCGTCCCTGAAGTACCCTTCCTGAATGACTTTCTTGAAATCCCGATTGTTCCGGAGTCTCTCAAGGGAATCACCCACTTCTACGACTTTCTTCGCTTCCTGAATGTTCAGGTCGATCTCTGCCAGTAACTCTTCTCGATTCATTTATCTACCAGTGCTTATGACAAGTTAATAGAATGGAGCGGAATATAACACCTTCCGCCCCAGTAAATAAAGTCACTTCGATTTTTTGCGTTGTTTAAGACGCTCGACCTGCATTTTGAATTGCATTTCTTCGCGCTTAAATTGCCGATCCAGAAGTTTCAGCTGTGCTTGGCTTCGGGCTTGCTCGCCATGCTTCTGAAGATCACGCTCCTGCTTAACCCCGGATTCCTGCTCCACGAAGTCCAGGTTCTTCTGGTCGGTGTCGGCCTGAAGGTTTCCAGCCTTGACGCCTTCGGTACCTGCCTTGGCTCGATCCAGCAGAGCACCGGCTTCATACTTGGCGGCTTGAGCCAGTTCGTTCTGTAGCTGGGCCTCGAGCAGGGCAACCTCGAGCTCGGCCTTCTTGACGGCCAGCGGATCCGGTTGCGGCTCGTATTTCTCGATCCGCTCGGCCAGGTCCGGCATTTTCCGCAGGCGGGCAATGTCGCCCAGGATCATCTTGGTCATGCCCGGATCGCCGTTGGGTCCGATCGTCTGGAACATGAAGGCCAGCTGCTCGGCCTTGTTGTTGTCCTCTTCCGCGGTCGAGATGCTGAGCTCGAGGTCGAACTTCCCGGCCAGGTCGTCCCGACGAATCGTGACGAATTCCTCGTTCGTGATCCGGATGACTTCCTCTTCGGAGAGGAACTCGGAATTCATGCTGATGAACTTGCGGCCGACCTTGATGATTCCGTTGGCCAGTCGGCGAAGGATCCCGAGCTCGCGTTTCGACGCCGCATCCAGTACGCCCCGCACGGCAGTAGCAACGTCACCCAGTGCTGCGCCGGAAATGCCGGTGTTGGAGAACGATTTCACTCCGGTCAGGGATTCGGCTTCCATGTTCTGGAGTTGCAGCATGAACTGCGCCGAAACCGGGATCTCCGGATACGTGTGCATGTAGATCGCCTGTCGGGGATCTGCCTGTGGGTTGAACTCGTAGTCCTGTCCCTTCTCGAATTTCCTGCGGTTGGTCGCATCGAGCAGGTTCTTGGCGATACCCGTCTGACCGTTGGCCGACTTACCCAGAATGTCGATCATTCCGCGGGTCACGGCGCCCGCGATCTTCTGGTTGTCTTCTAGCAGCGCACCATCGGGCTCGCCGTGCGTGCTCTTGCGAACCGGCAGGTAGTGGACGATCTCGAAGGGCAGCTGCTTGTCCGGGAACGGGTTCTCTTCCATCCGGATCAGCGTGTCGCCCACCCAGGCGGCGACGAAGGGCTTGACCACCCCGGAACCATCGATATCGCGGAAGCCCCAATACTCCTGCACGACGAATCGTGTGCGAGGCTCATCCACGAAGTTGAAGTTGCGCTCGCCTTCGGAGGCGGCATGGTCCGGAGTGGCCAGGATCGAGTTGGTTTGCGTATTGATTCGATCCAGGTTTTTGTATCGACCATCCTTCTTGAGCTCCGAGAGCGAGCTCGGGAAGCTGTAGCCGACGAAACTGGCCTTCTTGATATCGCCATTGCAGGTCGGGTCGATCACCACGTTCTCGAACGGGCAGATCTCCACCGTAGGATGGTTCTTGATGGTGCGGGTCTTGGTTACCTGCTCTTCCCCGACCACCACCGCCTCGATCGGAATACCCTGCTCCATCGTGAGCTCGTGGGCCTGCTTGAGCTCCTCGGGAACATCGGTCATCCACTGGCTCGGGGAGTCTTCCTTCAGCTGAGCCAGGTACTCGTGCATCGGAGCCATCTCGGGATTGACCCGGTACTCCACGATCGGCACCGTCTCGACGTATTCCTCTTCCTCGAATACCCAGCCGGTGCGGAGAATCACCGTACCTTCATCGACCGCGGTACGAACGTACTCATCGAAGAAGGCCACCTTGTCGATTGCGTGGTTGAACTGGTGGTTCAGGAGCAGCTGATTCTGCTTGGCTGCTTCCCGGTCTTCCCAGGTCACCGGCTTGACGTTGAATACGTCGGGCGTGCTGAGGAACGGCTCGGATAGCGGGGCATACCGCCATTCCGCCTGCTTGCGGATCAGCTTCGGGACGACCTTGGAGCCATTGGCTCCTCCTTCTGCCTTAGCCTTGCCCGTGACATTCAGGTTATCCAGCCATTCCTTGATCTTGCCGATCTTGCCTTCGTGGATCGGCTTGGCTTCCAACAGATCCTGCTTGAGATCGCTGAGGGAGGGCTCATTCTCCCAGTCAGTTAGCCGAACTGCCTCGGGGTGGATAACCTGATTCTCTTCAGTCATATTTCCGCTGGGTGCCGTGATTCAATTTGATGTGGTAAAACGCATATGACCGCCATTATGCCAATAAAAGGCGCAGAATATACAGGCTCACTCGATATTTAGAGGAATAAGCAGCTGTGAAGACGAAACCTGCTCATCGACTTGTTGCTGTCGTCCTACGTCGTCTCGGTATTTCCGGTCTGGTTCTACCGGGCTGCGTATATCTGCTCCCGGAGAACATGGAGTTCTATTCCCTGCGAGCTCGTGGACAGAATTACATTCGCCAGATCAGACAAATGGGAACGTGGAGGTTCTACACCACGTTTATCGCGCAGTGGTGGAGATACGGTTGGTTCGACATGCCGATCCGGAAGGCGGCACGCGGAGAGTGAAAGAAAAGGCCCCAAATCGGGGCCTTTTTTCTTATTTCATGCAGGACTCGAGAGATTTTTCTCTCGCTGCCTGAGCAGCAGATCCAGTCGAGCCAAGGAATTCCAGGCTTTGTGGGCCGCATGGAGGAGCTCGGTGTCCGGATCTTCTTCTTGGCCCACCTTTTCGTAGAGCCAGTGACGTAGATCAGCGTCGTCGTAGCGGTTGACCCCGTTCTCGACCTCCATCCAGCCATTTTCGGTGTATTTCACCGCGCCGTAGGTGCCTACCTTGCTGACTTCGAGCAGGGCTCGAGCGAAACCACCCAGTACCAGCGCAGGCCGCGGCTTCCCGGCGTCGAGTTTGGCCCCCGGTGCGTGGGCATCCAGCCCGTTTGGATCGAATTCTTCCCGAACACCCATCAGATCCACCCATTACGGCGAAAACGGGACACATCGGCGACTGAATCGGTTTCCAAATTCATGGCCTCGAGGCGCTGGCACTCTGCTTCGTACTTCATCGCGTAGTTGTTACCCATGTTCATCTCGTTGGAGATTCCGATCGGGTTGGTCATACGGCTCGCCACGAAGAAGAGCAGCGCCTGAAGGTGGCTGAACGGTAGAGCCACGTTGACCTTCGCAGGGTCGAAGTACCCAGAGGGCATGACGATCTGCGGATGGTTCGCCCGGTAGACGATTTCGAGCGAATCGGTCTTCAGGTAATCGGGTACATCCGCGGACTTGGCGACCACATCCTTGTGTACACGCAGTGTGGTGAGCGACGGGGTAGTCACCGAGTACTCATCGGCACCATCATTCAGGCCCATCTCACATCCCGCGTCGGTGAGTACCTGTTCGACCTTCAGAATGTCGTCCTTAAAGGGATCGCCGGCGTCCTGGATGTACTTGGGGCTCTTCTTCGACTTCACGTTACTGACCGCGTAGTCGCTGTGGAGCTCATATTTGAGCTTGTCCGGAATCAGGTTGAGCACGACCCGCCCCTCGCTCAGGGCGAAGCGGGTAAAGAGTGCCGTAAGCCCTAGGTTGATATGCCCGAGCAGTTGCGCCCAGTTGTTCTCATCCACGACGCCTTGATCACCGCCGCCGATGCTCAGCTGGGACAACTCCCCAGCCGAGAGTTGAGAGAAGATTTCAGAGAGTTTCATTGGTTCCCTTAAACAATATACGAGGCGAGTCGGTCGTTTTCTTCCTCTTCCACAACCAGATCCCACATCCCGTTACCTTCGGACCTCATCGGAGCCTCTTCCGAGGGCTTCCAAGGGGTCAACGAGGCGAGCATGGAAATAGTGTCGGCAAAGTCGTCGTGCTTGCTCTTGAATCCGGAGACAGAAACAAGGCGTAATTCTTCCATACACTCGACCATTGTAGGGTCGGTTTTCCGTTCAATAGGGAAGAATATCTTTCTGGCTTTGAACCAAGGCACGACGATATTGAATCGAACGAGCTTGTTGGTATTCGGACGGATCCCTGGCTCGGCATTATTTCCTTCAGACGCCAGTGGGAAGTAGATATTCCGGTCCATCATCTGTTCTTGGATCCAGCTGATGAATCCGCCCTGCTGTCCGGTGACTTCGATCCCAACCTGCTGCGGCTTGTACATCTGAGCCAGGCGGAACAGGTCATCGATGTTCTTGTTCATCAGCTGACGCTTGCAGATTCCGTCGACCCACAACCAGTCGCCCTGATTGTTGTAGGCCCAAACGCTGATGACCGAGTAATCGGACTTCTGCTTCTCACTGGTAGCGAAGTCGGTCGTGATGTAGAAGTTGAACCGGCTTTTGTTTCGCAGCACCGCGTCGAGCTTGTACCAGCCGATATCGCTGTCCTGGATCATCCGGTCTTCCTCGGACATGATCCGCAGCATCAATTCCTGGTTGAAGGTATCGACCTTGCCCAGCTTGACGGCGTTGTCGTACTGGGTCTTCACGTACTCGTAGGTGAAGCGATCGGGCCAGCTGCCCCGGAACTCGCTCTCCTCGCACGGGAACTGTTCGCACACCGGGAAGACGTTGACTTTCCACGCGCCCGACTCGACCGCCTTGTACAGGGGATCCTTTGAATTGAAGGGCGTCCCTGACCAGATGATCAGGTTCTTCTTCGGGTGCAAAGCGTACTCGACCGCCTTGTACACGGTGTCCTCGACGGCGTTGATCACCGTCTGGCTTCGCGCATCCTCGTCCGAGATCAAATCATCCAGCACCGCGATCCCAGGGCGCTTACCCATCTCCTTGGCTCCGCGCACCCCGGTCTTGGCACCGTAGCCCTTGACGATGAATACCTTCCCATCCAGGTTCTTGAACTCCCACCGAATGTCGGTGAAACGAACCTCGGGAACGTACTGACGCAGGAAGTCCGAGTTCTCCCAGCGGAACTCGAGGTTCTTCCTCATGTTCTTGACACCGTTCTCGATGGAGTCCGAGACGTACAGCGCCAGGCTCACTTTCCCGAAACCGGGAAGATCGCCGTAGGTGGCGATATAAAGAAACAGGTATTCCCCCATCAGGGTCGTCTTGGCGATCCCCCGATGGCACAGGTTGATGATCCTGCGGCCACCATCCGTGATGGTGTCCAGCATCTTGTAGTGAACCACCGGGGTCAGGTTCTCCTCCCCCTGTTCGCCGTTCACCAGCTTGATGAAGGTGACGAACTCGAGCGCGAAGTCGCTCGGAACGTAATCCGGATCGATTGAGTAATCCGTATTGTTGAGGTGATCCTCAACCTTCCACGGAGCCAGGACCTCTTCTACCGCACTCACCGGCGAGCTCGCTTCTTCACGGCCCTCGGTACTTCTGGCTCGAGCACGTCGATCCCATTCCCACAGGCCACATCGAACTTGCAGGCAATCTCGATCGCCTCGATCGCGCTCTTCCCACAAGCCATTGCAGCCAGGGCGTATGGTGCCCCCGAACCAATGGCATGAAAGGGCGTGTCCAGGGGTACAGGCTTCAAACCAATCCCGGCACCATAAAGGAGGATCTGCCCTTTATCGATCACCATGACTTCCGAGTTGCAGTCGTTGTTCTCCGGATCAACACTCAGTCTGCCGCCCTTCTCCAACCAATCGAGCAGGGCTCGGCCATCCATCACATCACCAGCCATTCCTGCCATACGACCTCTAGGAAGCCTACGGATCTTGGTCACCGTAATGGCCTGGGTACCTCCGGTCATACGCTTATCTGCGGCCAACACCTTCCCATCATAAGCGATGACCGTCATTGCGTCGCCTGTCCATGCAGGATCTTGTATTGCATCTCGAGCTCGGGGAACCGAATGAACATCGCCCTCAAGAAGTAAGCCAGGATCTCCTGGCTCGCTTCAACTTCGAATTTCAGTGCAGCTATCTGTGCCTCCAGTTCCTCGATCTTTTCTTGCTCCGGGGTAAGCACCGGCTCAATCAGATCGGTATCCATTTCGATCTCGACCACTACTGCCTCAATCTTGCTCATTGGATTTCCTTGGCTTCTACATCGATCACATCGCCCACCACCTTGGAATGAGCAATTTGTTGTGCGTTCACGGCCCCAGCCTCGAGCATCAATCTCTGCTGGCGGGCCAATTCCAGAGTCGCGGCCCTCAGCTGGGAAATCGAGGAGTCTTCCTTCACCCCGATCTCGAGCTCGACCTTCTGCTTCTCGGGCATCTTCAGCTGGGTAAGTAGCGAGTTCGCAGCGTCGGTGCGAACCTTCTCGCTCTTGGCATTCATCATCAGATCGGCCTGGACATTCAGTGCCTTCTGATAGAGATCCTGGTTCAGGACATAGCTGGGAATCAGCGTCTGCTCGTAGATCAGATTCACCAGCTTGGACTTGTTGTACGCAGTGACGTACGAAGCAATGTCCTTCGCGGCCACACCCTGTTCCTGGAACCGCTGGAACTTCTGAGGGAATGTCCGGGTGTAGGCATCGATATTCGTGCAGCCCATGAGCTTAAAGCTCACGTACCTCACGGCATCGATGTAGTTCTGGATCTTGAACTTCCCATCGGCCATCACCCGCGTATAGCTCAGCAGGTTGTCCCGGTAATGCTCGAAGGCATCGGGATCGCTCAGGGTGTTGTTGATCTGATCAATCAATTCCTGGTTCAGGCTCTTCTTCACCTTATCAGGGAGAGCAGCCCGGAATTGATCCAGAGTAAGAGCAGACATTAAGAGCCCGAGTACAGAGTTAATGTATCGGGAACGTATAGTAGCCCAATCCAGAGAATGAACCAAAAGAAAAGAGGCCGAAGCCTCTTATCTAGCTATTGGTGGATGCTCTAGGTAACGCTCCTAGCAGGCCAGAGACAACAGATTTACAGTCTGTCCCCGCTCTTTACGGGTCTACGCATCCGGAGAATGGCCGAATAATACCTCAGATTATGTACGAAGAATAGAGAAGTAAGCGGTAAAAATTACCGAAGGGTTCTGGGAATTTTGATAGAGGGGTACGGTAGTAGGACTTACAGACTGCAACGTCAAAATCCAAACCACCCCCCCCCTACTTAAGTTCAGCTGTTATTCACCCTGGCTACCCCTGCCAAGGGGGGCTTCGCCCATGCGTTGGGCCTGTCCCTGCACGACGACCTGATCACTCGTCTAAGACCATCTCGGCCTGATCAGCCATTCCCTCTCTCTACTCTCCCTAGCTAGGAGTAATACCCATGTTCAGCATGTTCAAGCAGATGTTCACTGCGCTTACCGTCCTCTTCGCTGCTACCGAGAAGATGGCCAAGGCGATCGATAACCTCGCTACCGTTGGCGAGGAAATGTCGGCTAACTACCTCGAAGAGTCGCGCATCGAGAACCAGGTCCGCATCGCTCAGCTTCGTAAGGACAACAAGAAGCTGCTTGCAGTTCCTGTCGAGTAAACCTCTGGGCTCCCTTCGGGGAGCTCAGTTCTTTTTACACACTACACATCACACAACTACACATCAGAGATAGTGCATTCAAGGATAAGAGAGAGTGTTTATCTACTGAGTTGAATTCAGGAGCACTCCGTGCTCTTTATGAAGCTGAGCTTCGCTCATGTATTGGAGACGACTCAGGTTCGTCTGCCAAATTAAGTAGTAGATGTGGACAGAGATAGGGTTGAGGACTACTAAGCTGGGGATTGACTGACAGAGTTCAGTTGATATTCACAACCCAGCTTACCGATACCTTATCTCTCATTTCCCTCAAACCGATATTCACCCGATACCGGGTTAACACGGAGTTCGCCATGCTCAAGAAGTTCCGCGTAAAGCTCCAGAACTGCGTCTCGGGTGACTACACCGAAGTCATAGAGCACGCAGAGACTGCTGACGAGGCCATGTACTACGTCGAGCAGGATCTCGTAGTCGATCAAGTCGAGGACCACTACATGGTCTGTTCCGCTGCCCTCTCTGGGGAGGAACCGGAATATGACCAGTCTGGTGATCTCCCGTTCTAAACCTTTGGAGTCCGACATGCCGCGCTATCACGTTACGTTCGTTCACGACTGCCGTGACGAGTTCGACACCATCCGTGTCGCTGCTCAGTCTACGGAACAGGCCATTGCCAAGGCCAAGCGGTTCCTCGAGAACCCGAGAGAGTGGGTTGTCGGTTCGGTCACCGAGGAATCGGAGGCCGAGCGCATGGCCCTGTTGCAAGACGATCTGCCGTTCTAAGGAATTCGCATGAGAACCGTTCTCGAAACCATCGCTGGCTTGATTGGCTGGGCCATCACCCTGCTGATCCCGATCACGTTCATAGCTGCCGTGATTGCTGCTCTGCCCACCATCCTGATGGGTGCAGCAGTCATGGTCGTGGTCTTTTCTGTGTTCATGCTCCTCTCGATCGCTTGGCAAGTATTGAGCGATCGTCGCTGATTACCCCTGTGAGCCCTCTGTGGGCTCGTGGGGGCGTTTCAGATAGTTCCCTTGGGCTTCGCCCATGTCTTGGGATGCGCTGCGTCCTGTGGCCTCTAAACGCTTCGGAGATACACCATGGAATTCCCGTTAGACCGGATTCTCGATTCGATTGACGAATACCTTCGCAATCGTTGATTCCCTTTCGGAGAGAGCGGCCAGCTTGCTGGTTGATTGGCTATACGCCTCAACGCTCTCTCCACCCTTCAATCCAGATAGACAGGCAGGAGCTCCTATGTACATGTATGGTCAAGAGATCGCTGAAGAGATTCAGCGTTCGCAACAGGCGTATCGGTCTTTTGTTGCTTTGAGCGATCCCGCTCGAGGCTTTGACTACGAACGGCTTGACGTAATTAGTTGCCTCATTAGGGGACAGAGAGCCATGACCATCTGCGCTCCGGAACGGGCGACCTACATCACCAAAGAGCAGGCCATGGACTTCTTCGGTCTGGTCGATCCCAACGCATAACCACCAACACCAACCCACGAGATAAGGCTCCTTCGGGAGCCTTTCTTGTATCTGGAGCCAGACAGTGAAACTCAGGAATAAAACCAAGCGAGATATCGCCAACATCTGTGCTGGCAATGCCTTGCTCACTTTCTCGATCGGGCTTGGGGCGGCTGTAGCAGCACACCTTCCGGTAACCATCACGGCGATGACACTCAGCCTGATCTTCGGCGTCATCGCGCTCGCAGTTAACCCATAGGGAGTTTCCCATGTACATCCCGATCGACCTCAGCGATCCGCTCACGCTGTCCGTCCTGTTCGCAGGCGGGCTGGTCGTGGCGATCTCGATCCTGAACTTCATCGTCTCCGTCATCACGCTTTTCACGAGGTAACGATGAATCCAATGAACCAGCAGTTAAGGGAGAAGGTCCAAGCTGCGGCTCGTAAGCGTCAGCAGGAGGAGCGATTTAAGCGCGATGCACTGGAACTTCTCGAAGAGTGCAGTAAGTCACTCGGATGGCACGACCCACTTCGAAGTCGAGTTGTCGTATTCATTTATGAGCACGCAGGAGAGCTCGCACTATGAGCAGCACACGCATCCTCATGATCGACGGGCGAGAGTCCGTCACTGTGGAGTTTCACGATACGCACTGCACGGCGTGGATCGAGCACACGGAATGGCATGGCCGATTCGGCTATTCCGTGGGCTACGACGATGCCAACAACGATCCTCTACTCGCAGAGCAGATGGCCCGAACCAAACTCATCCAGAGGCACAGCTAAGCCTCGAGCGTGGGTCATGACCAACTTTAGGCCGTTCGTTGCCTCTCGGACGACCGCTCATCCTGCGTACTGTGAACCTTCTCACGCCGTAGACCTTTCCCCTCTGGAAAGCATGGGCATCGCTGCCCGAAACTTTGGGCGTCGTAGGTCGCAGTACCGCAGTTCCCTTCTGCTGTAACTCCCCTTCGCAAGAACTCAGGTTCGCCACGGTAATGGGCTTCGCCCATGTGCTGGGGCGTAGCCATGCCCTTTTCGTCTTCGTTTCCTCAACTTCCTATCAAGGATTTAAAACCATGGCATTCAATCGCGGTAACGCTGTTCGCAACGACAATGGCCCGGCCAACGACAGCTGGAAAGCTCAGGGCTTCCTCAACCTCTACCTGCCGTCGAAATCGGGTGGCCGTCGCAAGCTCGGTGCGATTCCCCTGAAGGAGGCGAACTTCCACGAAGCCAAGCTGCTCACATGGCTGAACGAAGATCCGAGCCGTACGGAGAAGATCCTCGAGGCGCTCGAGATCGAGTACCGCTCGGCGGAACCGACCGAGGCTGCGGGCTTCGATCTGCCGGTGTAATGCCACGGACCATCACCTTCGGGTGGTGGTCCACCCTTTTTTCTTCATCGTAGACCTGGCGAAGCCAGAGACACCGCAGCTGAGATAGTCCTCTCAGCACAGATAGTCGAACTTCATTTGAGGGGCTTCGCCCATGAAGTGGCGCTGTTTCGGCGTCTCTTCTTGCCCGTCCGGAGATATTCAAATGATTACAGTCGACCAATTCAACGAATATGTAGAGCGCCTCGATTTCCATGACTGGTATTACGAATTCAGCGACGACAACGGAGTGTGGCTGGCTGGCCAGGCCAAGGCCCAGTCGCTGCGTACGGAAGCCATGGCCGATCCGATCTTCAGCGAGCTCTACAAGGCCCGATACGAGCAGGCATTCGATCGTGAAGAGCGAGGCTACAACGAAGCCAGAGAGCTCTTCGTAGCCAAGGTCCAGATGCTGCGTGCATTGGTCCAAGCACAGGAAGCCGTAGCTCAACCCGCATAAACCAGGAGATCCAGATGACTCGCATTGCCATCATCGGTACCGCAGGACGAGATAAGACCAAGCCCATGACGAAGGCACTGTGGTCCTGGATGATCACGGACGTACTCAGCCGAGTCCCTGCTCGCTCCCACGTTGTATCGGGTGGCGCTGCATGGGCCGATCACCTGGCGGTATACCTGTTCCTGTCCGGACACGCAGCCAGGCTCACGCTGCATCTACCGGCTCCGCTCAATGGCCGATTCATCGGTCCTTACAACAGTGCTGGGAGTGCAGCGAATTACTACCACGATCGCTTCAGCAAGATCATCGGCGAAGACACCCTGAGCCAGATCGAGAAAGCATCGGATATGCCCAACTGCGACGGCTCATTCGAACCAGCAGCACCAGGCTATCAGGCGATGTTCACTCGCAATGCCAAGGTAGCCAAGGCCGATGCAATGTTGGCCTACACGTTCGGCGAAGGGGATCAACCACTCGACGGTGGAACCAAGAACACCTGGGACCAGTGCCGCGGTACCAAGACGCATATCTCGCTTCCTTATCTAGGGGTTTGACGATGACCTATCACATCAAGATCGGCAACAAGACCTACTGCCAGACCGCCATCGATCACGACACCTTCATGGAGTTGATGGATCTGGGACGAAAGAGCCGCGTTCACTTGTACTGCCAGCACAGCGATCTAGAGAACGCATTCCATCAAGCCAACCTAATGAAGCGCGTCGGCATCAAGAATGTCGGCGTGGTCGAAGGACCGTGTGACGCAGGGGACGAGTAATCCAACCAACCTGGAGATCAACATGGAACGTATGTCGCAGATTGTTCTTCAGGAGATGAACGAAGAACGCTACAACCGCAAGCACATCGACGCGAAGATCCGCAAGGAGATCGAAGCCAATCCAGAAATGATGAAGAAGCTCGAGCACGGAGTGGGGCTCGTTCAGGAATACATGGACGGCTCCTACTACGACTCGAAGATGAAGCGCATCGAACAGCTGCGCTCGCTCGAGCTCCCTGCCCTCGTTATGGACATGTTCGTGGGCATCGCTTACTCACAGCTGCCCGAGCTCTTCATCTCCGTCACCGCACAGATGGCTGCACGCCTGCGCTTCGCAGATACGCGGGAGGCGATCACCACGGTCGCCGAGCTCGTTGCAGTGCTCTGCCAGACCGATGCGTTCGATATCACCAAGGCGAACCGCCAGGCCAGCCTGATGGTGGTGTCACGCATCCCGCTGTCTGATCGCCTGATCAGCTTCATCAACGGAAGCCAGATCCTTCCGCCGATGGTGTGCGAACCGCTCGAGTTGACCCACAACTACAGCAGCGGATACCTGACCCACAACGATTCACTGATGCTGGGTCAAGGTAATCACCATGACGGAGATCTATGTCTCGATGTTCTGAATCTCATGAACAAGGTGGCACTCAGGCTCGACACCGACTTCCTGTGCAAGGTGGAGGAAGAGCCGACATTCGAACTCGACTCGCAAGACAAGATCGATCAATGGGGAGCGTTCATCGAGCAGAGCTACGAGTTCTACAAGCTGATGGTCCAACAGGGCAACAAGTTCTACTTCACCCACAAGGTGGACAAGAGAGGACGCATCTACAGCCAGGGATACCACATCAATCCCCAAGGCACTGCGTTCAAGAAAGCCATGCTCGAGCTCGCCAAGGAAGAGATCGTGGAAGGAGTCCCGCAGTGAACCGGCTCTTCTACGCAGGGCTGCTTTACGGGGAATACGAGTCGCATTGGGATATCCCAACAGATGCTCCTGAAGGGAGCTACCTACAGATGTACGGCGCCGGGTGGTGGCACAAGAACCCAGGATGGGAACGCATTGCTTACGAAGACCTTCCTCCCGAAATCAAGATACTCAACCTCATTCTCTAGGAGTTGAACCATGAAATTCTTCACTGGATTTCAATGGCTGCTGATCGATGCAGCGAACCA